CTCAGCCACGACATCCGAGTTGCCTACGTTGCTTTTGATCGTAGTGATGTTGGACGCAATCAGCGACAGAAGGTAGTCGTAGATACGGGGGATGTTGATATCGTGTAGCCCGAGCTTCTGTGCAATGTACGCGCCGCCTATCATGCAGGCCCCTGTGCAAGAATAGAACCGGTAGGACGCATCCAGCTTAAGGTCAGCGTCAATCTTGGCTTGGGTTTGCAGGAGCAGGTTCAGTACTTCCTCTTTGTTCTTGAGCACGTACTCAATAAAGAGCGGGCCCGCCACACCGTAGTTGTGCGACAGTTTGGTAAACACTGCGTCAATCTCTTCCTTGGTAGCGCCTAAGTACTGAGGCACTGAGATTTCTAGTATGCGCTTGAGCTCCCCGTCTGCGGTCGCCTTGATCTGCTGGAGCTTGTCCACGATGGATGCGTTACCCGAGGTAACCGTGAAGTTACACCACGTAGTATTGTTGACCCGCAGGGTATTACTCTGCGTCTCCATACGGTGCCGGCCGCGCCCGTTGGTAACCCCATAAGCTAGGTTGGATAGGTTCTCAGACTTCTCGTTGGTGATCTCATCAATTGTGTACACGATGCTGTTCATCATCCCCAGCATGTGCATCTTGGATGCGGCAGTGTCATCCTGTTTCATCAGCAGCTCATCGGGGTGCCCGAAGATAGAGTTAGCCACCATCTGCGCAGTTGACTTGCCTGAACCCGAGCCGTTGTGCTTCAGGTGAATCAGTGCGCCCTTGACGGATGTGCCGCCAATAAACTTCAGCAAAGGAGAACCAAACCCTGCAAACAATGTCAGTGCATGCGGCTCTAGCCCAGCACGATCGTAGAAGTTGACGATGGACTTCCACTCATTCAAAGTCCCGACCGGCTTAAATGCCGCAGCCAGTTGACGTGTTCCACTAGCGGGGGGTGCGAGTTTGCTTCCCGCAGCCGTGTACTCTATCTCCCCAACTACAAACCCAGTACTGTCAGGTGTCCAACCCATTTGGTTGCGGGTGCGGTTAGCGGATGATTGTGTCTGTAATTTTTTGAGTGTTGATGCAAAGTACGCCATGATTGAATCCAGTTGCTTGCCATAGGCGACTACGCCATTTTTTACCAGCAAGTCACGTAGCTTGTCCTTAGTAAAGATTGTGGTAACGGGGGCCGAGAACCGCCGCACACCATCCCGCTTCATGTGCAGGTTGATACCGACCATCTCCCCATCCCCGTTGCCATGCTCATCAGAGTCAAAGAAACGCTCAGTCAGATACAGGTCGTCTTTGTAGATTTCAACCTCGTCCTCATCCCCATCTGCATTGCGCTTCTTAAAGAATACGCCGCCATTTACGCCCCGAAAGTACGGGAAGGGAAACGCTGGGATATTGAGCATGACTGCTGGGGACTCATCGTCCTCCGGCTTCTCAATGATGTATTGATCGTTAATGACCTCAGCCTCCTCCACCATACGCCCAAGGAGCAGGGGAGTTGATACGCGCTGGGTGCAGCCTTTGCACAGGTCAGAGTAGTTGTCCCGATACCAATCGCAGGTATAGGGCCCCTTGGTTTCTGCGGCTTTTGCCTCGGTCGCTTCTGCGCTATAGCCGGGGTGCTGCTGGGATAGCAGGTGGATTTCCTCCGCGCCGTCCTCACACCTAGTTGCAATAGACAACGCGCCACGCCACAGCGGCTCTTCCAAGTTAGCGGCGTTCTCAATGGCATGCTTGATCTGTGCGCAGCCGTTGTTGTTTACGCTCTTGATGGCGATGCGCTTGAACTCACACTTAGGGTACTCGCCGCCGACCAGCTCACGGGTCGTGTCGTCCATGCCAAATAACTTGGCTGCTGACAGGTCAACCGCAGGCGCGGGCAGCAGGTCAATAAAGTCATCCAGCTCAGTAGCCACGCCGGTAATCATGATCTGTACAGGACGAACTACGCCATTCTTGTAGTTCTGTGTGTCAGGTATACGCAAGATGCGGGCAGCGTCCGCAGTCACCGCTGGGTCAGCGTGTAGGTTGTGCTCAGTGCAGAGCTTCTTCAATGACTTGGCATGGGTGCGCCATACCTCAACTGGCACGTCCGCAGTAAGGGGCCAGTACACATGCAGGCCGCCACCGGAGTTAACTACATAGGGCTCAGGTAGCGATGTCGCTACAAGAAATATCTTGAGGGCTTGGGCCGCCGCCGCTTGGTCGGCGTAAGGCTTGCCTGTGCCACAGTCGAGGTCAAGGAAAAATGAGCGCAGGTATTCTGCGTTGTCCACCTTACGGCTGGAGGAGTCCTTGAATGATGCCAATGCAAAGTACGCATCAACACCGGCAGACGCTAGGGCAGACCCTACTGCGTCCACATCAGTAATTGTGCCGTGGAAGTTTTGCCGAACAGTATTGGCTCTAATTCCCACCGTGCAGTATGTGCCTTTGATAGGCAATACGGATGATAAAAAGTCAGTCACATAGCCTCACGGGGTGGCAGATAAGAAAAGGGTGGCAGGTTGCCCCGCCACCCCACCATAGGGATTACTTGCGCTTGTTAAGGTGCGCAGTAACCGCTGGCATGACTTGTAGCTGCTTGGGGCGAGGCACCGTGACTCCCATAAGCCAGTTGTAGACAGTCGCCCGCGACACCCCGAACATTAGTGCCAGCTCAATTACTGGAACATCGTTGTGAATGCAAGCGGTAGCCAACTGCCGCACTACGGGAAGTACCGTAGCGCGTTCTACGCGGCGAATGAAATGGGTGTTATGACCCCGAGCAGCAGAAGTCATTACTCATCCACCGACCACTCGTTGAGGATAGCTGACACGTCTTTGGCTACGGCCGGCGCAGGTGCAGCGGGCGCTGCTTTCGTACGTTTGACCGGCTCATCCATTGGCTTGGCTGCGGCAGCAGGGGGCGCGGAGAATGACGCAGGCAGGGCCGCCATGGGGGCTTCCTTGCTTGGCACCATCTTGAACTCGACTGCTTGCTTGGCGTCCTCAGATTGGCTCTGAGCCTTGGCAATCTCCCACTCAGCTTGAGTCAGGGGGCGCACGGCGCGGAACTTCATGACGGGCACAGCCTCGCTGGTATCAAACCGAGCCTCAGTCACCAGCCCAGTGATGGGCAGGCCATGACCCGACAAAAACTTACCAAACGCTTGCAGGGGCATCTTGTCGCCATCGGCTTTACCGAAGTAGGACTTGGCAGGAACCGACAGGCGGTAGATATTACCGGCGATATCATTCTCCAAGGCCACCGCCAAACGCTTGCTGTAACGGCAGGCGCGAGCCTTGCCATCACCGGAGCCCTCAATGTTTTGGGGGCAGGTAGCGCACGAAGTGCTTTGTGGGTTAACAACCTCGGCATTGGGCACGTTGCCTTCAGCAGACCAGCAAGACGGCTTGGCATCCTTGCCTTCTTCGTACTTGCCTTCGTAGTATGTGCGGGACACGCCCTTGCTCGTAGCAAGGATAACAAAATTCATGGCACGGTCTTCGTTCTTGGCTACTTCCTCGCCGCCAACGACCATACGCCAGACGCCTCCTTTGATGGAGATTTGCTTGCCGCCTGAACTTCCGGCAATGTCTTTGGTGGTGGAGTCTGCGGCATCGCGCAGGTAGTCAGGGAGGGCAGCGCCCGAAGAGAAGAGAGTTAAATTGCTCATATAAATCCTAAAGTTATTTTGAAGCGCGACGAACGGTTATCGAGTACTTAGCCTCGACATTGACACCAGCAGGCATGAGGTCTGAGTTTTCTTTGATGAATTCCGCAAAGTTGTTTTGCGCAATACGCCGTTCGAGTAACTCAGGTACATCATGCTCGCGGATGAACTTATACATACTGTCCCAGTCATTGGTCCAGTATCGGGACTTGATCGTCCGTGTGAATGTGCCATGCGAGGTCTTGCCCCCATCTTGGCCTGTAGTCTTGCAAATCTCAAGCAGCTCACTGGATACAGCTTCCAGTTGGTCGTCCAACACCTTGATGGCGTCTTCCATCTCCTTGGTCTTTGCAGCTTTGGCATCGCGTATCTTGATGTAGACCGCGACTAATTTATCAGCGTCCATGTTGTTTCTCCATAAATGACTAGCGTTGAATAGAAATGGTGTGCAGTAGTGTCGGTTCACATAAAGCAGTGTGTGTAACCAAATGAAAGGAGGTCCAATACAACGGCGCTAACCCGTTGTCCAACACTACCGCACGTAACAGATTATACACTGTCAAATTTAATCGTCAAGCACTTGTTTGTACAAATCGACTAAACCTTGATGTAAATCAATATTGCTTTGCAGCATTGTGTACATGCGCCGCTCGACGGGACTACCTTGTAGGTGAGTCACCGTGACCTTATTGGTCTGTCCCGCCCTGTGGGCACGGGAGTTGGCTTGCAAGTAAATTTCCGTAGATGATACAGGCCCCCACCACACAACTTGATCTGCGCGGGTTAGGGTTATCCCGTGGGCGGTAGCCTGCGGACTCAGTAGTAGGATGCGGGGGTCGTCCTCAGTTTGGAACCGTTTGATGATCTCGGCCCGCTGG